TGATAGGTTTACTGTCCAGGATGCGTATATTCCAGAACCTTTGTGTTTGGTCTTAGTAAATACAAGAGCGCCAGTTCCAGAGTTGTAAGAACTTACAGTACCGTATTGAATGTTATCAACATCAAAAGCAACTGTTATATCTTGACCAACAGAGTAGTCAACTGCTAGATCTGCAACAGTAATTGTTTGAGATCCGCTGTTTGCTAATGTGAAAGATGTTGTAGATGTTGTGGAGTACTTATCTCCATCAAGACCTGCAGTACCTAATGTTCCTTGGGTTCCTTGAGATCCAACAGTTCCCTGTTGTCCTTCAATACCCTGTGCACCAACAGTGCCTTGGGTTCCTTGAGATCCAACAGTTCCTTGTGCACCTACAGTGCCTTGTGTACCTTCAGTTCCCTGAGTACCTTCAGTACCCTGCGCTCCTTCAGTACCTTGTGAACCAACAGTACCTTGAGAACCAACAGTTCCCTGTGTACCTAGTGTTCCTTGAGATCCAACAGTACCTTGAGAACCAACAGTTCCTTGAGTTCCTTCAGTTCCCTGAGTTCCTTCAGTGCCCTGTGCACCTTCAACACCTTGTGCTCCGTCAGTTCCTTGAGTACCCTGAGTTCCCTGAGTTCCTTCTGTGCCTTGAATACCATCCACACCCTGTGTGCCTTGGGTTCCTTGTGATCCTTCAGTTCCCTGGGTTCCATCGGTTCCTTGGGTTCCTTGAGAACCAACTGTGCCTTGAGTTCCAGCAGTTCCTTGTGAACCAACAGTTCCCTGTGCACCCGCTGTACCTTGAGCACCAGTATCACCGACGTCACCAGTACGAGCAAATGTAATGATAATGTCATCACTATTTGCAAAAGTTCCATTTAGAGATAGATCATTAACTGGGATAGTAAACCATCCTGAGTTATTTGTAGAGACTCCATCAATTATAAATAGTGCGTAGGTTGCTGAATCAAACTTCTTAGAGATTCGTAAGTGACCTTTAATTGTTGAGGTTGAATCATCAATAGTCTGTAAGAATGAAGAGATGTCTGCAGAGTTATCATCATTACTATCAATGTAGAGTTCTGTAGCACTTGCTAAATTTATATTATTAAATTTTAAATTTCCTGTGCCTGGATCTGTAGCACCAGTGTTAGTTAAGTAAGTGTAATCAAATGAAGCACCACCAAAGTTACCATCTTGTCCAGTTGCACCTACAGTACCTTGTGCACCTTCTGTACCTTGAGAACCAACTGTTCCTTGTGAACCAACTGTTCCTTGAGTTCCGTCTACACCCTGAGTACCCTGAGTACCTTGGGCGCCTTCAGTTCCTTGTGTACCATCGGTACCTTGAGTACCTTGAACACCTAGTGTTCCTTGTGTACCTTGCGTACCATCAGTACCTTGAGTTCCTTGAGTACCTAATGTTCCTTGAGTGCCCTGAGTACCTTGAGTGCCCTGAGTGCCTTGCGTACCATTAGCACCATCAAGACCTTGTGCACCAGCAGTTCCTTGCGTACCATTAGCACCATCAAGACCTTGTGCACCAGCAGTTCCTTGAGAGCCAACTGTGCCTTGTGCGCCAACTGTGCCTTGAGCACCAACGGTTCCTTGAGCACCTGTAGTTCCCTGTGCTCCTGTGCTGGAATTAATCCATGCACTACCGTTCCATGCACGTAGGAATCCTAGTACTGTATCAAAATAAACTTGACCAACTACGGGAGATCCTGGGGCGTCTGCTAAGTTTTGTATTCTTGCATTCTGTAATTCTAATTTATTTAAATCAATTGGGGTTAAAAACTTACGGGCCATTTACATTATCTCCTTAAGATAAATATGCTTTTCCTGAAAAGGCTTGAGAGAACGAGACCGTAAGTGAGTTCGAATTAGTGTACGTAATTTCACCTTCGTAGATTGTACCAGCAGAATCTACAACTGTGACGTTAGGCTTAAAACCTAAATTATGATTTATTACCCAGGATGAACTGACTACTCCTTGGGTGTGTTCGTAGGCTAGCGCCTGTGGTTCTAGTGCGTTATCAGTTGTTCCAAAGTCTTGGGTACCAGATGGTGTAGTTATTAAAATTACATCATTTACTACAATTGGAACACTAGATCCTGGTCTTACGTACTGACTCATTCTGTTACCTCTTCAGTCTTAAATATCTTTCCTCTAACGTATGTTTGGGTGACTCCGTCTTTAGTTAACTGAACATCATAGTAAGATGTTCTAGGCAATATACGGGTCTGTGTTCCAGTGAGTGCTAATTTTAGAGTACGAAGGCCCGCTCCGTCTGCCGTACCTACGTTTGGAAATGTAATTGTAAAAGTTGTTATAACTCCAGGAATACCCACTCCTAGAATGTCTGCTTTTGCGGTATAGGTATCCACTTCAAAATCAAGCACGATAGTAAACTCATAAGCATCTCCCTCATACACAAAGAGGTCCTGAGTAACAATCGATACTGGAGTCTCCACATTGCCGTAGGTAGGGGTAGGAAGATGGACACGAGTAGCCGCAGAGCGATCATCAATCTCCTGTGGCTGGAATATTGGTACGTAGTGATTAGTGGTCTTTGAAATTCTGCGGAAACTAAATACATCGATCTTGAACATACCAATACCAAGTTGAGAACATAGTTCTTTGTATTGTTGTTTTCTAGACTCAATCATCTGCATTAATTGTTGGTAACGCTCAGAACGTGGAATGGTCACACCGTCTGGAGCGAAGACGTTAATATCAAAAGCAGCATCATTAGCCAAGGCATACAGGGCTAGGGTTGATGCATAAATAATTACAGGATATTCTTCAAGAGTTGGTAAATTTTGAATACTTACGCTACGACCATAGGCATCTGTGTGGAAGGCTGAGTGCTCAAGGAAGGCTGTGCTTATATAAGTTTGAGTTTCTGCGGTTGTAAAGTATCTAAAGTAATTTCCAGCAACAATAAAGTCGTCACCATCATCAGGAACATCATCACATACTATGTACCCAGTTGCTTCTTCAACCTCTACATCTTCGGAGATATCGGTGCCATTCCTAGTTACTATTAAGTTAGCGCCATCAAGAGGAGAATACGGAATTAAAAATCTATTAGTAGTTCCATCTGCTGTAAATTGATACACGAAAGACTTAGGTATATCACCAATTTCAGACCGTAGTCGATCTGCCAGGCTTGCAATCGTAGCCACATAACCTCCGTTAAAATTCTATGCCAATCATCTCGTGTAATAGAGATTTATTCAGCGCAAAATAAAAAGGGTCCAACTCCCAACTGGGAGGAGGGCGGGAACCAGTTGAGAGTCGGACTACTAGCGACGGCTAGTCTTTAGTTTGGCCGCCAAATATATCCAAGTTGCTCTAGATAATCGGCTAGTGATCTTGGAACTCGATACTTAACACCTGCTTTAAAGGTGAAAGTATTTCCGACTCCGTAACTCATGTCTTCAATATCAGTGATTGTGCGAATGATGACCATGTCACCTGCAGTTGATACTCCGACATTTTCGATTTCGTCAAGTACTAGTGGAGCATCTGGATTCTTAGGATCAAAAACATCCTTTTCCAGACTCTCTGTCTCAAGTTGGGTAGCGATAGATATTTCTTCTTTACGCTTCTTTAATGCTTCCGCATTCTTTTTTGTTGCTTGCTCCGCTGCTTTGCCTGTTGCATCAAGCGGACTTGTTTGTGTATTTGCCACGTTGTTTATTCTCCTAAGTTAGTTAGAGGTGGCTGGGAGCCAAAAAAGGAGTAAGGCTCCCAGACACCAGGGTAAAACAAATTAGTTGGTGTAAACCTTGCAGATCGCTTGATCTGTGATTACGCCAAGACCCCAAATTGCATACCAAGCAAGAGCGTGCTCACGACCGAAGTCAAGAACGCCACCATCACGAAGTTCAACTGGGAGAGAGATTGCGTGACCAAATGCATTGTCACCAATCATGATTGCTTCATAAACTGAAGCACCGTTTCCAGTTGCAGTAGTTAGATAACCCTTTTCAGCAGTAAAATCTGAAGACTCTGGGTTTCCACCACTTCCTGGAGCAGTGTTAGCCTTAACTGGAACTTCAATCTGTGATGCTGGAAGACCAACAGATGTAGAAGTTGTGTAAGCAGCGTTTACTGCAAGTTTTTTAACTTGAGTTGTCTCAATGAATACTACGTCGTACAAACGACCGATTTCACCAAGCATGAAGTTACCAGGTGCGGCGTACTTCGTTACTTCAATGAACTCTGGGTTTGAACGGATATCACGAGATTGCGCTGGGCTAATGAACATTACATAAGTCTCACCTAAGCGAGGAATGTTCTTAGAAGCAAGAGTAAGAGCAGCATCCTTAACTGCACCAGTTGATAACTTGTAGTTACCATCTAGGTCAGAGAATTGTGTTGCTACTGTACCTTCGTTGTACCAGTCATTTACACCTTGTACTGATGTGCGGTCATAACCGAACACTGCAGAAGTTGCTGCAGACAAAGTGTTACGTGCCTGTACATCTAGGTACTGTGCCATTTGGCGTCCTAGAAGACGGGATGCTGAAGCCATTACGTCATCAAATGATGCGTTTAATAGTAATTCAGAAACAGCAACAGCATAACCATGCTCTGCTACTGTGATTGCAATCTGCTCTGCAGTAAGTGCGTTTGTTGTCATACGAACGCCTTCTGTCAAAGGAGTTGGATCTACTGCGAAGTTCTTGTAACGAAGGAAGTTCACACGAAGACCAGGTGCTACACCTAGTTCAGTCTTCTTAACTGCGAATTGTTCGAAACGAAGAATTGGCATTGCCTGGAACAAAATTTCTTTCGACCAGATTGTTTGAATTGCTTGGTTCAGGCTTGTATTTGAGCCTGAGTAAGCGGTTGGGGCGCCTGCGAGTTGCCCTGTACCTGTAATTGCACTTGCCATTTAGGTCAAGTCCTTTCCTAGTAGTTGTTTGGGATTAACCGAACAGTCCCTGACCACGATTGCTGGCTGCTGTGCCAAGTAGTTTGGCTCTTTGTTTCGCATAATCCGCCAATGACATTTCCCTGATCGAATCAGGTGAGTACGATTTTTGTTCCGAATCATTATCGAGGGGTCCTGCGGCAGGATTAGTAATTCTAGTTCCTGCCATTTGTTGTCTTGCACTTTGCATCGCTTGTTGAGCAGATGACAAAATTCG